TTTGCTATATGAAATCTTTTGTATACCGTTCTACTAATTTAAAATTGTGTTTTTTAACAATTCAACTCTTGTAATAGATGGTATCTCTATGTTTAATATTCATGTAGCTATAGCTATCAACACGTTTAAAAAAATTTAAAGGCATAAAAAGCTGTAATTCACTATAGTTTAATAGTTCTATTTCCATATAATCACCTCTATTACCTATTATATACTATAAATATAAAAATAATTCTAAAAATAAAAATAAAGCTGAATTTTTAATTCTATGTATCCCTCTCTACTACTGTTATATAATATGTTTTTATGAAATTTCTTTTATTTTCCACGAGGGTGGTTCTGGAATTGTTATGTCAGAATATTTTTTCTACCTATACCCTACCCCCTCTCCCGTAGAAAGGTAAATAAAATAAATTTCATAGAAAACGATAATTTCCACAGACGGCCTACAAAGCGCCAATAGTAATTTTCAGCGTTTTTATAGCCCCCATATTTCAGAGGGCTATATGACTTTCTTAGATAGGTAACTCATCATCTGCTTCATCTGAGGACATTCCGTCATCATCTGCAGACTCACCTACAGAAAACACTGATTGAATTTTGCATTTTGTCTTCCCATTGAACTCTTCATGGTAGATTTCGGCCATCACTGTTTTACCTATATATTTCTCAAGGTCTACAGAGCATGCTTTAGCTGGAACATCCACTCCACATGCTACTAAAAATTCTCGTAATGTGCCAAGTGACGCCTTAGTGTATGTGATATAGTGGTATAGAGCAATTCCTTTAAATTCGCCCTCAGCCATTTTCAGTATTACTTCATCTCTGTCATTGCCTGCTTTTGATGTACCAGCTGTTACACTGTCTATCACCATTGGGTAATTTCCTTCAGGTATTAACTTAAACGATGAACCGCCCTCTGGTACGTCAGTAAAATCCACTTTTCTTTTTGCCATAGTTAATTTCCTCCTCAAATTTTGTGGCTATTAGCCATATATCTTACTTAATATTGTATCAAAAGTTGGGTCGGACATGCCGATACCCAATCTGCCTGTGCCATCTTTACCTGCAAAGTTACCATACGGTTGACATAGCAGTTTCCTCACCAACTTTGTGTCTTTTCCTTCTTTTTCTACCTTAGTATACAATCTGGCTACCAAGTTGACATAGCTACACACGTCATGATTCAATTTGGTTGTTAACGCTGGTCTTACGGACACTATTTTGCCTGTATCCTCATCTTTTATTTCCATCTCAAGTGCTAAAAATATGCAATGCATATCCAAATCTCTGAAAGCACGCACCAATTTCCTGAGTTGGTTTGTGTTAACTCCATGGTCTGGTAATGTTGCAGCTGTCCTGGTATCAAAAATTATCCCCTTGCCAGTTATATTGCCCTTAACACCTTCACTAATTTCCTTAGTCTTTATATCAACAATACGGTCTAGGGAACGCTTCTGTGCTTCAGTCAATGAGTCAATTACACAGAAACGATATATATTAGGTTGTACATTTGCAGGTCTTTTAGTGCCATTTTCAAGTTCCCAAATTTTGTCTTTTGCTTTTTTAATTTTTGCTGTATTCAACTGCAATGTAGCCAAGTCAAGTTCTTTAACCAGCTCACAGTGCAAAAATAAAAATTCATAATAATCATTAAAATCAGAAAAATTATTCAATTTAACAGATTTAATATTGTTTAGATCAATCCTATCCTTAAAATCTTTGTTTTGCAACACTATTGAGCCTTTTTCAGCAGTTATCATAAAAACTTTTCCATCTAAAATTTTATTAAGTTTAATAGTGGATTTGCTGAGTTTAGACAAACTCCCTGATAGCAGAGTCTTGCCCATACCCATACCTCCATAAATTACTGCATTCAAGTATTCCAGTTCCTGTTGCAAGTCTACAGCATTTTCTTTAAGTTTATCCCTAAAATTAACTGCCAACTCACTTCACCTCCATATTTTCTAATCTACAATCCAGCTTGTTTCCATTAATGAAGCGGGTTTTATTGCCATCTTTGTCACTGGCATCTATGATTTCACGATGCAACAGTATCAATTTCCACTTTTTATTAGTTTTTATACGTCTAATTGCATAACCACCAGCTGAAAGGTAGTAAACCTTGCCTGCAACAACGTCAGAAAACTTTTTATCAATTATCGCTTTACCCTTTCCCTTGCATAGTTCAATTTCTAACATTTCATCAGCTCCTCATATGTATTATACACAAAATTGTTGAAAACAATTCTTTACCCTGCATCATGCAATTCAGGGTGTTTATGTTCTCTCACCTCAAATGAGCTACTGATGAGACCGTTAGAATCATAGCCTCTAAGCAAGGAAATACACAGTTCTTTGTATCCACAATCCCTTGAGCACTCAGGTCTCTGACATCTATAGTAGGTCTTAACTCTTTGCATATGCTTAAATATGTTGAATAACTCAACACCTACATTATTCAACTCACGCTGTGTTCTCAACACAATTTCGCGACCAAAAAATGTGTTACCCTTTAATTTCAGGCGTGTCAACGTCTCAGAGTAATCAATAGGGTCAAAATTATTTTTAAGTATATGTTCAAAATACACGTCATAAGTGGTATCCATGGCTTTATTCTGAGATAATCCAGCTCCGCTCTTCAAGAGCGGCGGGATAGTTGGACTTTTCTTCCTTAAAACATTGTATATCACACCAGATACCTCAATTTTCCTGCCTTCCTTGATAAAGAAGTTAGATAAAGCCCACATATAATAGGAACATTGTTCATCCAACTCCAAATCACTCATACGTGTCTCTATTCCCAAAGATGTCGTCTTGTGTTCACCTAACATCAATTTCCCGGCTTCATTCTTGAGTATCAAGTCAAACATACCGTTAAGATAAGCGCCCGCCCTTTTGCCATTTGCAGGGTTTAAAATGGGTACCCTGAAACGTTCCTCAATACCCAAAATCTCAAATTTTTTTAAATCATCAATATAAAAATCGATATACCTACAAACCTGTTCCTCAGCCATATCTCTCATACTTTCATATCTGTCCAGCTCTTCTTCAAAGAGTCCTTTGGTTTTCTTTTGATAATATTGCTCAGAAACATCTAAAATATGACCCTTACACCCATCTGGGGAAAATAAATTCAGGGCTTGACAGCTGTAGAACGCCGCAAGCAGTTCATGCACATAACTCCCATATAATAGTGGAGTTGACCTATATCTAGGCCTTAACTTTTCATTAAACTGCAGGTGCCACTTAAATGGACAACGTTTGAATGCGGTGATTTCGCTATAGGTTAGCTCTGTAACCATTTATTACACGTCCTTCCCAATTTTTATGTGTCTAACTTAGTTGCTACACAGACTTGAAAGCTTTTTTGCTATCTTCATAGCGTTTTCGAGTGTACTCGTGGTATTTATATAGTTTATGTGGTTAATCCAAAGAATTTTTTTCTATCTTATCATGTAATACCCTAGCCTCATCAGCACTCTGGTTGCGTCCTATTGGGTCATAATCCTTAATTCTGGTTAGAAAATAATTAATATTTTCAAATCCATGGTGTTTTCTTAAAACTAAAGTTTTAAAATCATCACACTCATTGTCGCAGTACGCCAAGTTAGTCAATAAAGGTGAATCGGTGACCACTATATTAACCTTATGATATACACGTTCTATGCGATTCAACTGCTTTCCAAAAACATAAATCTGATTTTTAAGGATGTCTTGGCGATTTTCCCAAGTCAAGTCTTTAGCATATTCAGGCACGTATTCACATTTGCTACTACCTTCTAACTTCAAAAGTCCAGCAACCAACATGGCCAACGTCGTTTTACCTGCACTTGGTTGGCCTAAAAAATTGACAATCATCTTGTATCCTCCTTTTAAACATAAAATAGGGAGCGTAGAAAACGCTCCCTGTATTATACATATCATGTTCATATCCAATTCTACACTCACAGTGACCGAATTTCGTGTAGTGACTCTGCTAATACATCACTATATAAGTGGCCTTCACATTTTATCCCATCTATAACTTCATCTGACATGGATAACTTCATCTGTAACTTTGCTTCAACAAGCTCTTCCCATGTATCTGATGCTATCAATGAAATTATATTAACCATGTTAACCTGCCCTATCCTGTATGCACGGTCTTCAGCTTGCTTATTTTTCTGTGGATTATCATGTTTGTCCAAGAAAATTACGATATCTCCTGCAGTTAGTGTGTATCCTTCACCCATAGCCCCTATGGTTCCCACTATCACTCTGATGTTTGGATCATTTTGAAATCTATTTTCTGCGTCTTTACGCTTGTCAGCTGGAACATTACCAGTTATCTCTACGTATCTAACTTTTTCTTTGTCAAGTGACAGCTTTAACAGCTTTATAGCCTCATTGAATCTGCTAAATACCAATACCTTGTGGGATATCTTATTATCATTTATCAAGTCCATTGCAGCTGTGATTTTAGCACTTTTTACGTTTTTATCCTCGGAACTCAGTAGGGAATGGGATATTGATACCTGTCTAAGTCTGGTAATCATGGAAATTATATTCGGTGTGATAACAATTTCCCCAGACGGCAACTCAGCTATCATTTCTTTCTGCAACTTTGTGTATATAGAGCGGTCTTTAGGTAGCAAATCCACTGATATAGTGCTTCTAACTTTCTGCGGTAGCTCTTCAAGCACGTTTTCCTTAAGTCTTCTTATCATTAATGGTGCTAACATGTCGTGTAACCCCTTTGGATTTGAACAGCCTGTCACTTTGCGGTATTCCTTACCTTGTGGAGTAACCCCACATTCAACTGAACACCATTGCTCTACAAATCTCCAATAGCTGTTAAAACGGTCTGGAAAAAGTAAATTCAGTATACTCCACAATTCATCAGGTGAGTTTTCCATCGGTGTGCCTGTTAATGCATATTTGTGTTCTGATTTTATCATCTTGCAGGCTTTAGTGTGCTTCGCCTTCCTATTTTTTAGACGGTGTGCTTCATCAAAGAAAACCATATCCCATTCACCGTTTAATGTGTAGTTTAACTCAACTGTATCCTTATCTTCATTTTCTTTATCTGGTCTAACCCATGTTGACTCATAGTTAATGATGAAAATACCCTTGCCTCTTGTATCATAAGCATGTGTTGGGTTGTACACAAGACTGTTCCTGCCTGTCCATTTTATAATTTCTGTTTGCCATGTTCTTTTGAGCGAATTAGGGCAAACCACCAGGATACGTTTTTTATCAAATTGACAAATTGTAGCTATAGCCTGTAAAGTTTTACCTAATCCCATGTCATCTGCATTAATGCAGCTATACAGATGAGACATGTAATTTACGCCCTTCTTCTGATAATCGTAAAGTAAATCTGCTATATCTGAGTCTATAAATGGATTCTCTTCGCTTTGATATGCTAAGTATTTAGCTCTTGACCTAGCTACACCAGATAAATATCTTTTAGCGCTGTCATGTAACACTATATGACATGAACCTTCCATTAATTTATCTATAGTCACTTTTTCAAGTTGATACCACCAGTTTTTTCTTAAAGAATCCCAGTGTGCACCCGGTACTGACTTTGCTATCACGTTTTCATCAAACGTTCCATTAAAAATTATTTTCCTGTCTATCACACTTATAGAACCCATATTAATCTCTCCTATCTGTTTTAATTGGCATAACGGGAAAATTCTAACTTTAATCTATCTTTAGTACGTGTTTCTATCCTACAAACCTGTGCTTGAGACTTTCCTATAATTTTACCTACTTCTTTTTGGGATAGGCCTTCAACTGCTCTCAACCATAAAATTAAGAATTCCTCTGCTTCACAGCTGGCCTTGATTTCACAGATTATGATAGAATTTTCTACCGCTGATTCCACATCAATACTATAATCTTGAATCTGCATAAATGAGTCGTCGTCATCAATTGACATTGTTTGAGGTCTGCGTTTTGCCTTACTGCAATAGTTTTTTAAATCGTTGTTGATGTGCTTATAAGCCCATGTCGAGAACTGAAATCCCTTAGAATAGTCAAAATGCACAGCTGCCTTACCTAGTGCTATTAGAGCTGTTTGATAAAGTTCATCATGTTCTAATCCTGTAGTACCATGCCAACTTTTAGCTAATGCTCTAGCAAATCCAGTATTTTCCTCAACCATACGGTCGATAGTCTTAATTTGATCCATGCTCACATCGCCTCTCTCTATTTTATAGGTAAATTCTATTATGCGCCAAGCTATGTTTTCCAGCACATCCCATCTGGAGAAATTTATGGTAACCGCAAGCGTTTTCTACAAATTATAATGGTAAAAAAATAAAAAAGCTCTGGTTTTCACCAGAGCTTTAAAATAAATTATTTCCACATTGAGCATGTACTTTATTATAGCCACGTACTATCCTTTTGATTCGTTGGTTTGAAAGATTTTTTAACTACGTCATACACACCACTTGCGGCTAAAGCTGTTATAACCCCATTGAATACAGCAATTTTTGTATCTACTTCCATGTAAACCAGAGCTGCAACTATCCCCATGATCAAGTTAATAATAGGAATATATTTCTTTGGGAATCCCAGTTGCTTAGCCAATGTTGCGATAGCGATCAATATCGGTGCCATTAAGACTATGAATTCCTCATGCATCACTTTGTCCACCCCCTCCCTTAAAACATGTTATGTTCAAAATTAAATAGACGGTTATCCCAATTTTATTACTAAAGTTATGATAATTCCTATTGCTCCACCTATTGTGCCTATGGTGATGCCCACAGCTGTAGTAAGCATCCAAAAAGTTAACTTGTCAAGTCTACTGAAAATGGCTGATACCTGCTCTTTAATAGTTGTAATATCAGCGCTATGTTTACCCGTTTCGACAAAAATACTGCCAACTTTAGCTTCTAAATCGTTCATACGTGTACCTCCAATAGCTTATTATTACATTGTACAAATAAAAATTTGATATGATTCTACTTAAGGCTCATATTCGAACACGACCTTAATGGCATAATCTGTGTATCCATTGAGTATCATATATGGGTCGCCATCTGCTTCATATAAAACAAGTGAATCCACATTTCCAGCCGTAATGTCATCAGTAAAATCTGTTGGCAGGTCTATTATCAGTTCTTCACCCCACTTGATTGAGGCTACAACACCATAATCATATGTACTTATCAAACTTGTATCGAATGCACTTGGCTTGCTAGCTGATGTACAACCCCATAGATGTAAGTCCTGCGCTCTAGCATTTCCTCCACCTGAAAGTCTCTTTATATGCAATGTAGCTGATTTTATAACTTTTGACACCACATCGTCAAAATCATATGTGCCTTGAAATTCCAGGAATGCAGCGTGTAAACTTTCTGTTAAATTCCTACCTTGATATAGGTAATCATTATCTGTTCTCCACCTATCATCCTCAAAGTCCCAACTTGCTGTGTCGCTACATTCACATGTTAGCGTGCTCTGTGTTGTGGCTACAGATATAGCACCTGGACTAGCTGTTGGTGTAGCTGTGCCTGTATCTTGTATCAGACTTGAGTTATCAACAAGTTGCCCACCTACTGTACCTGATGGCCTTGTCGTAGATACTCCTAAGAAAGTAGCATCAGACGCTATAGTCCCATACCCACCATTTGATCCAATACACGATTCTACTGAAACATGCGCTGTATCTTTTGCATATACACCACCTTTAGTGACGTCATCTGCCAATTCTAACACGCAATTATCTAAAATGGCTTGAGAAGAATCGCATATAACTGCATCATTACCGGATAGAGAGTTAGCTGATATCCACATATATCTAATCCTAATTTTCTTGCAGTTATATATAGTCAAAGATGGCGTATCTACCTTAGTTGCACATATTATACCATATTCAAATGGGCTAAATGTAGCAGATTCACCATGAAAGTATATAGGCACTGAACACGATCTAATTTGCAGTGAACCATTGAGTCTAACAGCTTTACCCCAATGAATTTCTAGGAATTCAGCACCTAGTATGCCGTCCCATTGTGTGTGTTCATTATATGGTGAATTACCAGCTCCACCAGGATTAGTATCTTGTATATACACATCAACCTTGGCTTTTAAGATTTTAGGTATTGCGGCTTCACCATTTAACCGTTGTAAAGTTTTAAATGGGTGTGATATTGAGCCATCATTGGTATCATCACCAGCGTAGCTATCCACATATAAAGAAATCTCACTAGCTTGTGTTGTTATGATGTTCTGGCCAACGAAATTGTCTGAATGGATGGTTTTGTATACAAATCTATCATCTGATAAATAGCCAAATAGGTTACCGTCTGAGTCCTCATATCTAATTTGTGATTGAAGATGACCTTCTTTAGTACTATCTACCTTTACACGTCTCACATTATTTGCTGATTGCTCAAATACACTACCATTGTCCCATGCAGCACTTCTTTCATCTATTTTATTTTCCAAGGCTGTTTGGCGCTGTGCCAAGTCTTGAGCTGAAGTTATATAATTAGCCAACTCAACAGTTGTATTTTCTGGTAGTAAAAGGTCTTTTTTAAGCCCAATAATTCTGGCTGTAACTTCCAATGGGACACTGAAATAATCGTCTATAACCAGCACTAAATCACCTAGGTTAACAGATTCATGATCATATTCATCACCCAAAGCACTAAGGTCAGCCATATCACATTCATATGCTATCTTAGGCTCTTTGTGGTCTTGTATAAACTGCCAACACAACTGTGCTAAAATAGTGGCGTCTGTAATATCGTTATTTGTGTATATACCCATGCGGTGTTGTGTACCACTGTTTCTACCCCACATAGCCAATGCATCTGCGTCGCCCATCCACTTTTGTGTAGCAGGTTTATCTGTATAATGACCGAATCTGCATCTATCTATATGAAAGATACCTGTTGAAGCTGCTCCAATGCTTAGATACATCCTACCGTATTTAGCTGTTGCAGGAGCTTCCTCGGTTATTTCATATAATCTCCACATATCTAACTTATCATCTGTTATATAAAAACCTGCATTCGCTTCACCTGTTGAAATGAAGACTTCAGCATCTGTATACCAATCTACCTTAAAAAGAACAGATGCAATTGAGTCAGCGTGCATATTTATCCTACACGAATATGTTTTACCTGCCTCAACTTCAACAAAATCAGATTTTATTTCAGCATAGTCCACAGCTGACACCTTTGTAATTTTGCAAGCATACCCGCCATCCAATGTCATACCAGTTGCATCATCTACGACATCGTAATCTATATTAGCGGCTACATTAGTATCCCAGTCATTCATGCCGTCTGTGAAGTCGCCATTCGTTATCTCTGAGAGAGCTTTAATCCATTCTAGACCAGATGGAAACTGTTTAGAAACGCCTATTAGAAGTCTTTCACTATAAGAGCTGTCTCCTGTGTTTGGTGTTTTCCCTTCATCTTCACCTTCATTGGTTATTTCTACAGATTTACCGAATGCATAAGCACCAGTGTATACCTCAGTCATATCTACTTCACGTTTTATTTTAAGCAAATCTTTTCCACCAACATACCGTTTTCCATCCCATGTTCCAATTTGTCTGATAAAATCTACATATCTACTCATACTCCAATCAGTATCTATGTCGATAGTGTACACTAATTGTCCTTTAGCGGTCTTGCCATCAGCATCTGTGTATATGTATCTGTCTCGGATATCTTGCAGGGCTGAAAGTGAGTTTTTATAGTAAACATTAGAATTTTTTTTACCAAAATTGTCTGTGGTTCCCACACCCCATCGGCTACCTGTCAAAGCTCCTAGAATAGCTACAGAAGCGTTAATCGCAACTGCCCTCCAATCCTCAACTACATTGTCTATTAACTCATAAAAATTGTGTTCACAATATCCTTTTTTATATCGTCCACCGTAGTCACTGTGTTCAGTGACTTTAACTATTTCAAATAATTGGAAATCATCGTTGGTATCCCAGTAAGCCACATAATTACCTTCTAAAAAATATGCAGATTTACCATCATCGTCCACTGGAATCCAGAAATTTAAAGTATTTTGACCACTGATTTTGTGTGTATGTACAGCTCTCATGATTTGACTTTTCCTAAAACAAACACGCGGTTTTTCATCAGAAGCCAATATCCAAAAATAGTCCTGCGATGGCACAGATGTATCAAGGATATCACCATAGTATTCTATTGAATAATTACCACTGCCAGTGTTATGCATACACATCAATATGAATTCATCTATATTGGTGTTGTTAGTTGCCATAACTGGATATACATCATTATTTGTCAAACCTTCAGTAATTTGATCTGCTGCAGACCACGCCCAACTGCCACTACTATTATTGTACACAGTGTAATGTAACCTGTTAGATGTGCTATTATAATAGCACATATGTATCCACTCATTTTGATCAACGTGAAAAACAGTACCTGATAAGCTAGATACCAACCGGCATGTCATTAGAGTCCATCCACTACCTGTATTCTTTAAAAAATTATGTTCTGGAGTGGATGCACTATCATATAAATATAAATAAAGCGTACCTCCAATATTTTTAATTTGCACCCTCATAGAAGTATAATAAATTTGGGAATGTGTTTGGTTTATAGTTACCTCATCAATATCGGCAGGCCACCCACCATCATACGTTTTTTGTTTAAAATATCCAGAAGAATATTGATATGGAAAATACACAACTGTGCAATTCCCATCATAATCGATACACGCTGAAAAACTATAAACTCTGTTTGTATGTGACCTAACACAATCCCAGCCAGACCAAGTTGAACCATAATCTGATGTTCTATTACAATATAAAAAATAATCTACAGAGCCTCCACCAGTTTCTTTGGCTGAAGTAAATATAAATACCTCTCCACTATCATCTACAACCATAGTCATGTTGTATTTACCAAAAAAAGAGCTGTTGCTATAAAAATCAATAAATGAATCCGCAATTTTGAGTGAATTAGTGGAATACAACCAAATACCACTGTTAATGTCATACACATTAAAATAAAAGCTAGAACCATCAAAAGATGATGTGGTAGACTCCATTATACAAGTATATAATTTATCATCTTTGTAATATAGGACAGGAGCTGGAAAATAAATACTACCAACAGAATAACCATCTATTGGCTGTGGTAGTCCAATGGCTGTCCATGTAACACCCTTATCTATTGATTTATATACCTCAAAAACATTTTTAGTATCAATCCAATTAGTAGAGCTGAATAACACACCATCCGGTGTGCTTAATAATATTCTCGTACGGTAATTGAACAACCGCCTAGGATATGTGTTATCAACAATCTCATATGGTGTTAAACCACCTAATTTAGTAATATCCATTAAAACCACCTCTCAACGAAGGCGATGGTAACAACTACATCGCTAGATGGAGTAACAGTGTATGTCGATGTTCCTGTGGGTATATTAAAAAATCTACTTGTTGTTGAAATATATTGCATAACATTTGCGTCATTGAGTTCACACAATTGTTTGTCAAAATCGATGGCTAAAACATCCGTATTAACCAATGCTAATGTCAACCAAGCAAACTGCCCACTGGCATCCTCGACTATCTTAAATTCAGTTTTTGTTGCACTAAACGTCGCTGTCACTATGGCAGGCGCTCCCACATCTCCATTATTGACTATAGCGTCTACCCCTAACGTGTAATTGCGTGAAGTACCCAACTTATATGGCATTGGACAAATGAACAAAACACTGAAATAGCCATATCTATATATTTCTGTTATATCTGACTTCCCATCCACTTTAGCCATGTAGTATAACCCATTATCGCTGTCTATTGTCAAAACTTTGAGCAGGTTATCTGCAGGCTGTAACCAAGCTGAAGCAGTTTGCACGATTGTATGTAAATTAGTTTTACTAGACGCTTCTTTCACTTGAAACGTAATGGTTATTGTCCTTACACCCATATTACTGCCAACATAATGAGCACCGTCTCTTGATGGTATAGTTATAAGCCGATTTTCAACACTTGGCACCGCACTTCTTTTGATATCCTTGACGGATAAACCAAGAGAATCTGCGGTCACCGAATTGTATGTAACACCCATAGTACGCACCTCCTTAAATTAAAATAGAGCTCCCTAGAGAGCTCCACTATTATCTTTTACCTGAAGCCCTATTAGCTACTATATTTAACACCTGTTGGTTCTGTGATACAACCTCTCCATCCAGGGTTAAATTATTGTACAAAATAATAGGCTGATCTAATTCTTGTTGCACGCCTGTAGGCTGTTCAGGTCTATCGATTATTTTTGTGACAAAATATCATTTTTTCTGTTATGTAGCCCACTAACCATGGGCACTTGATTTAAATCTGACATAAAAGCTGGCGTCATACCCTTCACAGCGTTTCTCATGTGTGGCGACATAGCTTTCAAATCTTTTATCGTAGACATTGCTCTATCACCCATATTCATAAAAGCTTTTTCCACAAAGCTAGGTGAATGTATGCCTAGTCCTTCTTTAAATCCATTCCAAAAGCTTCCAGCTATAGACTTAGCCTTATCCCACATTTTTCCAGGTAATGTCTTAAGGTAAGCCCATACTTTATCAAATACGTTTTTCATTATACCTGGTAAGTCATTAATAATGTCACTGAAGCCAGATAAAATGTTACCAGCTATCTCTATGACTTTGTTTCTAATTTCATTAAATGTATTTCCCACAAATACCAGTAATCTTTTCAAAATTGATAAAATACGTTCTGGTAGTTTGGATATCCAGTTGACTACACCATTAAATAATTCTATAGCTGTCTCTATTGCCCAAATCTTTGCTTTAACTAAACCATTATGTATATTCGTGGCTGTTCTACCGATAAATTCTAAAACACGTCCTGGTAACTTAGACACCCACTCAATTACACCTAAAACGAATGATATAAATAAGTCAACACCATCAGTAACCATCCATGTAACCGCAGATATGATACCGTTACCCAATTGGGTCATCAATCTTATAACTGTTCCCAGTAAGAACCCAATTATATATACAATTCTCTCGGGCAATGTCTGAAACCACCAGATTACAGCTTGTATCATATCTATCACTATCTGTACTAACATGATGCTTAATTCTCTGTGCTTTTGAATAACTGCTTCAGCGAATTCGATGACAGATGCTACAACCCTATCTTTTAGCTCTACAAAGAAATTTGAAATAGTATCTGGCAACTGTCTAAACCACTCTATGATACCCCAAAATATCTCTGGCACCTTTTCAGTGAAGAATGTGGCAATCGCCTCCCACACTGCTATCGTGACACTCTTAACTTTTTCCCAATTCATGATTATGAGCACAATACCTGCTATAACAGCTGCAACCAACGCTGCAACAGCCCATACAGGAATACCCAGCGCAACCGCCAATCCCGTTATAGCAGGTATCAGTACACCTGTAAAAAATGGGGCTATCACAGCCCAAGCGCTTTGCAACCATCCTATTGCCAATATAACCTTACTTATAACAGTTAAAAGTGGTCCAATTGCAGCAACTATGGCAATGAAACCTATGATAACTTTCTGAGTACTAGGTTTTAACCCAGCAAACCATGTCGTTAATTTAGTAAAATTTTCAAATAATTTTACCAAAGACGGTGTCAACTTTTCAAGTGAAGCTATTAGCTGTATAGCCAATGGTTCAAAAGCTACAGCTGCCTTATTCTTGAAAACTTCAAGTCTTTCTGAAAATGTCAGCGTTTCCTTAGATACACCATTAATGGTCTCTTTGGACTCCTTCAGTGAGCTAATTAAGTCAGCAAGCTCAAACCTACCCTCACGTATAGCCGCGGCCATGTCTGGACCAACTCTTGCGCCAAATAATTCAAGGGCTATAGCATTTGCCTCACCTGTAGAACCAGCCTCTTTTATTCTCCCTATAACTTCAGTTAAAGCTGCAGATGTATCGGTTACACCTTCCCTAGCCATCTTGCCTAGTGCAACTCTTAACCCACCAAGTACCAGTTCTGCGTTAACACCTTCTTTTTCCCACTTACCTAGCATAGCTGCAGATTTTTCTAAATCAAAACCCATCTGACGTAGTGGTGCACCGAATTGCACCAATTTAGAATTCAAATCATTGACAGATATCCCTGTGCTTTGTGACACTTTAAATAAATAATCCATCGTATCGCCAGTATCCTCTTGTGCTATAGACCAATCACCGAACAATCTACTGCTAGACTCTATTATACTATTCAGGTCTTCACCTGTTACCCTGGATAAATTGAGCATCTGTGTCGATAAACTTTGTAACCCCTTACCTGTTAGCCCTGTTCTTGTATTTATATCAGCTATTGCAGTAGAAACATCATCCATACCAGCTGGAACAGTGCTATACACAGCTTTAAAATCTTTTTGTAAATTCTTTAAATCTTTTCCCGTGGCGCCTGTGCCCACACGAATTTTATTGTAAGATTTTTCAAAATTCGCTCCTAGCTTTAACACTCCAACACCAGCTGCAACTAACGGTAACGTGATGTATTTAGTCATATTCTTACCCACTTCACCAAATGATTTTCCTAATTTACCAAATTTTTTCTCACTTCTATCTGTATCTCTATCGAAATCGCCACTGTCAAGACCCAATCTGGCTAAAAGTGAACCTACTTGCAGTGCCATCTAACCACCTCCTTAAAAGAAACTATTAACAAGCCTATCCGACTGTACTTCATCTAGTTCAACTGGTATTTGACCTGTTTTCTTCATATGTTTAACCTGCGCATAAATACTATCTGTCGATAAATTATTGAGAAGTATAGCAAACTCTCTCCAAGACATTGTTTCAAATTCTCGAATCAGACTAACGCCGTATTCACGGCGAAAATCTGCTTCGATCATAGCCCAATCTACTAAGAGTTGGTAGGCGTCTTCTCCTCGATAAAATTTCCATCTTCAGAATCATCCTCGATATCTCCTGATGTCTGATCGCAACACCACATCATAATATCTTCCAACTGTTCCATGGTAATACCATTGTCTAACAGTTCATTAAGTTGCTCTTTCCCTAACAGCCCCTCTAACATGTCCAGCACAAGACTAGGCTCCACATCTTTAGTCGCCTGCATCCTAAGTAGCTCTACCACTGTCTTAGCCTTAAATGAACTACTTATTGAAAATACCTTACCATACATCTTGAAGGAAGGGCGCTCATTTGCACCCTTAGTCTCCTGTTTTTCTTTGAAAAATTTATCAAAATCTTTAAATTTCTTAGCCACTGCGTTACCGCCTTCCTATCTCATTTTTATTATGTAGCTACTGTTACAGTAACTGTCCAATTCTGTTCTGTCACACCATCTTGTGCTGTAATTGTATAAGTAACTGCAGATGTAAAATCAACCACTGAAACGCCACTAGTCTGTACAAAATCACTTATATCAGCAACAGCACCAGTGCTTAATGTAAATATAGGCTGCAATCCATCAACATCACTGCCAAGTGCAATTTCTATATCAACTGTATGGGCACTTGTATTAATTGTGGAAGCTCCTGTCTGTCCAAGCAACGCAAATGTCGCGAAATCTGTATCTGTAGACACTGCATCAACAGGTGCACCACTTACAGTTAAGTTAACACCCCAACTTGATGGGTCATCATTTCCTCCACCTATATCACCAACTTGAACTGATGCATAAAAACGTTTCACTGTTCCAGCTGGATTGGTAAGTTTAAAATCCCCCAAACTATCATTGCCCTTAAGCTCTCCTAAAGTCTCCACAGCTGATTGCCCATCATCTCTACTGCCATCGTCTTCATCAAGCAAATAATGTCCTTCAACACCAACTGAACGACTCCTCGAAGCAACTATATGTTCAACGTCACCATCGCTGTCAAAATCTGTTGTATCTGCATCATTTTTACCATTTGAAAATGTAAACGATTTGATACCACCAATCGCTGTCCATGAAGGACTTCCATATGTACCCTCATTGATGTGTAAATCCCAACCTCTTGCTAAAACTTTTTTAATTGCCATTTTAACATACCTCCTTTTTATTCGCTAGCATGCGTCTTACCTGTATTCTCATATTCAATCTGAAAATTTAAGGAAAATTCATGCCTATTATTAGCATCTATACCTATCCAAGTGGGCTGTGACTGGATACCAAAACAACTAACCACCCAAAAGCCGCCATTTATAAATGTATCACCATGAAAACCATCAAGTGTATTATAAACTGTCTGTGCTAGGTCATTTGCTACAATCGAATTGGTTGTACCTCTGACCATTACTTGAAATGTTGGGTTGTCATATTTGAATTTTGAATCTGATTTCAATCCCCCAGATGGATAGATGGAAATACATGTGTCAGGTGACTGTGGCATAGCTGCAATGAAGATGTTACCTGTAATACCTGTTTCGTCAAATATGCCAACGCTCTGATCATTCAAATATTCAGCTATCTGTGTTAACAAGCTCATCTCATCGCCTCCTTAATTCTTTTACTAATATGTGCCAGCAATCTCTCTGATAACCTGTCATAACTTCTTTCAAGCCACTTACCCTTACCTTTTCCCTTAAAATTATATTCTGGATGTTCATGTAACCTAGCTGCATATGGGCTATCATAGATAACATCACCCTTGCCTTCACGATAATCATAGTCTACAAATCCTGTATTCTCTAAGATACCCTCTCGGAAGGGACATTCAGTTTTGCTATCTTCCAAAAGCACTTCACAAGCTTCTCTTACACCCTTGCTACCATACTTTTTGACCATAAGCTTAGCCTCTTCACCTTCCCATTCGAACTGTACGGAAACACCCATTACATATCACCACCTTATGCTGAGTGGCCTAAAACCACCTCTATATGACTATCGACAAAACCTTTTTCAGGAACTATGTACAGTACCTCATATACAACTGAATTTATAGTAATTTTTGAGCCCTCTGTCACAGTCACACTGGGTTGGAAAAAACACACCCCAACCTTGTTGGCTGATTTCCCATTTTTAGTTCCCTTTATAAGTGATAAAGACTTTTCAAATCTACACTTAATATCAGTAACCGCTGTGCCGTAGATGTTTCCATATGCTGAAGAGCCTGTGTATAACTCAATTGAAGCTTTATCTTTAAGCATGAATGCAGGTAATCTCATAATCGATCAACCCCTCTAAACATCAATCCTGCTAACATTAAATGTCTATGAGCTCTTGGTGCTAAAACAGGCATCTTCCCATCTTTAAAAGTCATAGAAAATTTTCCTATGCTAAAACTCTGTACCTGTCCAATTATATCAAGTGAAGAATCTACCTCCACCCAATATTGTATCATAGCGCCCATAGCTTTCTCTGTAGCATCTTCTATATCATCATCTGTAAAAGCATCATCACTATCTAAATAATAATCTGGTATCTTATTCAATGTAACATAGTCTATAACATCAATTGCCCTCTCCATCAAAGTAGCCACATCAGATGGGAGTGCGCTAACTTCAATTCCCATATAATCAGCTATCTGTTCTTGCGTAGCGTATACTTTTGCCATTAAGTGCCCTTAACTTTGCGTTTACTAGTCTTGGATTTGCCCTTGGTATGTTTGGATGTGTCAGCGCTTAAATCTTTGTCTTGTCCATTTTTGCCATCTGGGGAAATCTCTTCCAACGGAATTGATTTTTCACTTATCGATGTATTTACAACCTCATTTTTCTTCAAAATATACTCGAGTGCAGCAATCTTATCCTTTAAATCGCTGTTCTCGAGTTCTAAGGTGTGTTTACTAACTTTTAATGCCTCAAAGTCTGTATTCAACTGTGCTATCTCTTCTTTAGCCTTATTTATAACCTTAGGTGTAATTAACTCTCCACCATCAAATACCAGCAATTGATATTCTTTGGGGCTGTTTAGGAGCCGCTTCTCAAGCTGGCTCCCAACATCAGAGTCTACGATAACGCCTGTTTCAATGACTTTAAAATATGATTTATTAATTTTATTGTTCATATCGTATCCCCATTCAACTTATTTAGGTATTTTGTAAACTTCAATTGTGCCTGTCATTGCTGTCGCAAAATCAATGCATATGTATCCAGGATAGTCATCATCCTCAACATACTCAAAACGTGCGTCCTCAAGGGTGAAAATTTGAACTTCATCCTGTGTTAGAGAAATTTCCATATCTTCATCGTCGTCTCCATCTTTACCCTTGATTGTAATAACTTTAGCACCTGCATATGTGTTTACCACTCTAAATAGTAATCTTGAATCAGCATTACCAGCAACTTTGGCACCATCAGCAACTAATGTTGCTATAGATGTGGATACAGGTGTAGTTCCAGCTGTATCAACATATGATTTCAATTTATCTACATCTGTAGGAGTAATTGCAGTTCTACCCATAATATTATACCTCCAAAATTTATTTTTGTCGTCTCTTGCGACGTTATAGGGAAAGTTATCGAGGTATCATAGAGGATACCCCATTATTTTTATAAAGAAGGCCTATTTACAGTCATTACTGCAAGTGCATTTGGCCTAACTACTTTAGCACCATACATGTGCAATCCCTTGACTGCATCTGCAAACCTTTTTTCAGGTCTGTATGCTTCGGTGTCATTAACCTGCTCAGCATAGCTGATAGCCATTGGATGTCCTGCTATAACTCTGTAAAGAGTACCAGATGTATTAGGAACATTGTTAGACTTCACTACATTGAAGCCAGCCGCCCTACCAACTTGACCATTTATCAGGGTTGCCTGATTCATATTCTCAGCCTTGACAAACCTATCATCTTTCAACATTAGGCCTTCATACCATGGTGGCACTACAACATATCTACCACTAGTTGGAACGTTTGCTTCATCCAATTTGACTGATAAATCAACCAATTTTTCATAAGCTTCAGTGACAGCTGTAAAAGCAGTTGGTGTACCTGTACTACCAATTAAGTTATCTGCAGCTGCATCTGTGTAATGACCTGCAATAAAGGAATCTGCTGTGTTAGCTAATGCATATGCAGCCTCATCCATAGCTTGTCCCATTACAGTCGCATTCTGCTGAGCTTTATCGATATCATCGACCTGAAAGTTGAAATATTTTGACTCTGTGATTGTCAATGTCCTTGAGTTGTCAGTAAAAGCCTCTGGGTCACCTATATTGGAGTTTTTAGTGTAATCTCCAACAGTTACTGTACCTATACCATTGATTTTAACTGTGTCCCCCTTACTTGATATCTCACCCTCATAATCTGTATTAACCACAGCTGGCTGACCATACACAAGCACCTTTTTCAAGGAAACTAAAAGTTCTGCACTCCACAATGTAGGTATAAAGTTGTCTATAGCGAATCTTGACAAAATATTTAATAATTTTTTCATTATAATCCCCTCCGTTACTGTTATTTCATAGGGTTATCCTTAAGGAACGCCCTGACATCTGTAATTCTTTCTGCTATTTGCTTAGAAGTCATGTTCTTAATGATTTCATGACTTAAAAGTTTTGTATCTCCACCTTTGAAGTCACTACCACCTTTAGTTGAAGTTGCAGGTTTTTCTCCTCCTGCTTCAGTTGTACCTTTCAGCTCTGGCATATCTGTCAAAACCACTTCTATAGCTTCTTTTAGTGCTTCTTGGTCTACTTCACCATCTTTAACCTCAACATCACTTAAATCGGCTAATTTCAACAAATATTTTATCTTACTAGCTTTAACACCTAAGTCTGTAGCTAATACCTTAGCTTCAGCTGATAAGATGCGATTGTTAGCAGTGGTTAAAGCTGCTTCAGCCTTTTTATCAGCCTCATTAACCTTTTCTTTGGCTTTTTCTAGTTCTGTCATAGCTGCATCATCAGCCGCTTTCTTAGCTTTAATGATATCCTTTAGTGCTTCTTCTGACTCAACACCCATTTCTGTAAGCATTTCCTTACGGGCTGACTTACCAGCTCTGTTTAAACGTTTCATGAATGTTTCTTCATCTTTGAAAGTCGCAAACGGTGTTCCTTCACCGCCTTTACTACCTTCACCGCCTTTATTATCACCAGTGTTTTTGTTGGCGTCCCCAGAACCACTGTTACTTTCACCTGCGCCTGCTTCTCCAGCCTTACCAGCTTTAGCGCCGCTCTCACCACCTGCCTCACCTTCACCAGTCTTATCAGCTTCATCAAACCTGCACAAATCAATTAAAAAATCTTCCATATTTCCTCCTTTCTATCGGGGTGTCCCGAAGCCTGCGTTTAGCGACTATCAGTAAGTCAATTTTTAATTATTTAACTATCCTTCCATAATTTTCTTGGTTTCTTCATCAGTACACGGTATTAAATTATATAAATTACCACCGTAAGCCACTGTGGTAGGTGTATTTGTTATAGTGTCAACTACTATACCAAGCTCACCATCATTAAATTCAATGTACGCCCATGATTCCTCTTCAACAATGTTATTAACCAATTCTTTTGCATTATCTAATAAACTTTTCTTAGCTTTTGCGCTATCTTGTATGTCTGTTTTATCCTCAAATTCAATTATATCTGGATATTGTAAAGAAAGTTGTTTAAGAAAAAGCTCTGCACTGGCCATAACTGTAGAAACAGCTGTACAAATTTCTTTGTTATCCTTGCCTGCATGGCCTGACACATAAATTTCACATTCACCGTGCCTACCCCTAACCTTAACTTTTATCATAATCTACAAATCCTTTCTTCGACCATTGTCTAGGTTTTATTATACCGTATCTTGAGCGAAAAAGCACATACTTTTTATAATCATCTAAATCAACATCTTCACTAATATCTACGGTTGGTGCTATAACTTTATTCACTCACGTACCTCCTTCAAATCTTTTAATCTATTAGTCTCAGCTACCCACTCATGATGTTTAGCTATAGCTTTTTGTTTCTCCTGTGGAGTTATAGCGACAGCCTTACGTTTTAGCCACTTCTTACGATTCCTATCAGCACTTTTCTCTGCTACCCTACGTTGATAACCTCCCGGGTCTTTAGCAGGTATGCGTCTCTTTGGTGTAACATCAGGTATATAGATACTTACAGAGTGGCCGCAATTAGCGTGAAAAAGCCCCTCTGCAATAGCATCATCTATAGTAGGATAATCATCTTTCATATAATACCTCTCATTCTTTTCTTGGTTATAACTTCAATATCAAAGTAATCTTGCCATCTTTTCACTAACCACTGTTGTTTGGATGTGGGACTTTGACTCATCTTCCAATTAAGTCCACTAACAAGTGAAAAATAATCACATTTTGTAATTGGCTCCTGCACACCACCCTTATAACTCAATGTATCAAGAATATTATATTCTAAAGTTGTCAAATTCTGTGATACACAGCATCTTCCATCTTTACTGAATAACCACCTATTTTTGATGTTGCTATCAGATGTACGTGTCACACCTAAATGGTCAACTTGCTGATTTCCAGAGCCTGTAAATTCAAATTTATAAGTAGGTGTATCGTTATACTGTGTCCTAAACCATGTATTGAACTCTCTTACAGTAACAAAATCGAGTGTAGGGTACGCTGTATACAGCTTATCAATATAATCTTTCCAATTCGTCTTCAACTGTGTAGCAGTCTGCAACCAAAGTATTTCTAAATATTGCGTTAAAAGAACAAAATCATTTAAACCACTAGACACATATTGATTAGTCACATGTAAGGCGTTATTTCCGATATATCCGGTAGGGTCAGCTGGATGAATTGTAAAACGTACTCCTGGAAACATATTGCCTACTAGGTCTGGTGTATTTGTGTCTAAAGTTAAAGTACCAACTTTATCATTTTCACTTTGAGCTGGTATCAAGTTGTGTGTTTTACTAGTATAATAGGGATATGGTATAGAGCCTGCGCCACTATACCTATCTACGTGTTCTTGAGACCATGCAGTACCCATGACCACATCTATACCAAGCGAATCATGTAGCAGCTGCAATTGAGTTGAACGCCATCCATAAGCACCAGCAAATACAGGAGTTACACCAAATTTACTAATTACTAAATCAATAACACCTGTGCAGAACCCAACTGCTTCTGAATCAGTCCAATCTATACAAGGAAAACCAGTACCTATCTCAATAGCATCACCGTATTCTGATACACATTCAGCAATATAATTTTCAAATTCTTCAGCTATAGACTCCAATACAGCAGGTTGAAAAGCCCAAGTTACCTTGCCTAGTGGATAATATTGAAGTACATAATCACGCAATTCCTTAGCTGTATCTTTATTCACGAATACATTGTTTTCAATAAATATAACCAACGCAAAATACATTTATTTCACCTCTTTAGAATTGCAATCTTAAAACGATATTCGTTATGTCCATGGTCGCGCCGCCTGACTGATTATTCCAATAAAAATTTAAATTACCATCATTTATTTCGCTTGTAAACTTTTGAGATATAGAACCCAATCCACCAATTGAACCACTATGAAATGGCGCATTTGTAGTGGCACCGAAATATCCAATAGTAGCTGGATTATTTGGATCAAATTTCATTGTAAAATTGTGAGTTTGTGACGCTGTATAATATAGAGAAAAAGCTTTAGCTCTCTTGATGTCATCATCATCAATCCAACCTGATGAACCATCATCACCATTTACTATGCCTGTTATAGAATCTAAAGCAATTAATTTATAATTTACACCGTGTGAGATAACTTTTACACCATCATTTACATCATCATACGCCCTGCTTTCATCTGCTACAGACGATAAATTTTCTATGGCTGTCTTTATATCTGCTATGTCACTATTAATAGCATCTAAATCCAGTTCCATAGCATTTATTTTCTTCTCAACATTACTATCCATCTTACCGCCTCCATATAATTACTGCATCAGGGAGTTGTCTCCCTGCCACAATAAACTAATCTTCTAAATTGTGATTTGTGAGGTAAGTATCTATTTCACCAATTTCACAATCTAAAAATTTCTTTGAGCCATATGATGTAAAAGATTTTTCATCAGTTTTTAGCTCTATTACACCATATAACACATCATCTTTTTTGACATTAACCTTTTTAGATGTGACTTCAAATGTCATTTCACCACCCCCTAAACACCCTATACTAAATATCCACCGTCAGATATCGCTCTATACATAATTATAACATCAAGGTCTACTGCAGTTGCACCAGTACCCTGCAAGTCAATTATGATAGTTTTAGTAGTATCCAGTGCTACTGCGCCCTCATACTTCAATTGCTCATCATCAACATCAATTGAAGCTTTAACTGCAGTTGCAGCATCAATAAATTCAATAACTGCAGAAGCACCGCCTTTGATAGCAGCACTTGTTAAATCTACTGTAGTAACGCCATTGCTCTTTAATATAACCTTTTCAATGATTATACCAGCTGTTGTAATTGTGCCAACTGTAGTAGAGCCTGCATTAGCAGCAGCAGTTATATTTTTCTCAAATATCTGCATTTTACCTGCTTGTCTCTTGCATGCATTGCTAGGGGTCTCTACCTTATCCACTTCTGTCTTAACCAAAGCTAAATTAGAAGCAGTCGCTAAGTCTGTCAAAGCACCAGAATTAGGCAAAGCATCTGTTATTAATTTAATGGCATCGATCAAACCATCTACTGTATCAACTTTAGCTTCTAAATCTGCAATAAGTCCTGGTATTGTAGTAGCTGTGTCAGCTAAAATATCAGCGATTTCACTATCTAAATAACCTGCAATAGTACTTAAAGTAGCTGGTAGACTAGTGCCGGTGTCCACAAGTATATCAGATATATCAGAAATTAGCGCTGTGAGTGCTCCTGCATCAGGCATAACATCTGTGATAGCTTTAATTGCAACAATATTACCTAATAAAGCAGTTAAAGCGCCTGCGTCTGGTATAACATCTGTCACAGCTTTGATCGCATCAATTTTGCCATCAGATGTTGCTAAATCACTAGCCTGTGCTAAAGATGTTAGCGCACCTGCATCTGGTAACGCATCTGTGATCAACTTTATAGCATCGATCAAACCATCAACTGTAGTGATATCTGATGCTATGCTACTTAAAGCACCTGCATCTGGTAAAGCATCAGTTATAAGCTTCACTGCATCGATTAGACCATCAATAGTGTCAATCTTACCTGACAAAGTCGTCAATGCACCTGTATCAGGGATATTATCAGTTACAACTTTGATAGCATCAACCACAGCATCAATAGTAGCTATTTCAGTATCTACGTAACCCTTAATTGCTGTAACATCGGCCAATAAAGCTGTTAAAGCACCAGCATCTGGCAGTACATCAGTTACTGCTTTAATTGCTACAACGTCAGCGGCTACAACACCAACATCATCAACAGCTATACCACTGTCATTGCCTGAAAATGATGAACCAGCACCAGAATCAAAACAATTATTCACACCAAACTCCGATGTGCCAATAGTATCCACAATATTCTTAGATAAATCTGTTGTTCCACTGACAAAGAATTTACAATTTTCAATTACAACCTTCGTTGAAGCGGCTGTAACAAATTCAATAACACCTGTGATAGCCTTAGTTTGAAAATCACAATTGATAATTTTTAAACCAGCACAACCATTGAAAGAAAGGGTACAATCATTTGCATTACCACTAGTATAGCCATTCTTAAAATATTTGAACACTGTAGGTCTGTCACCAGTGAACATAAAATCTGTTATAACCTCTACATCAGTTGCGTCTCTACCTTCACAATTAAATAAAGCGCAATCATCACCAGAAATTGTTCCAAATGTTACAACACTGTCTATACCTGCTACAAACAAACAGTTCCAAAATCTAGTGCCATCTTCATCAATTGTAAATGTGGCGTCAACATGACTAAATGTAAATGTAGCTCTCTCAGAACCATGACCAAGTGATATTATATCCACACCAGCCACTATGTTACTGAGTTTATTACCTGTAGTGGTATAATCCTCTGTATGACCGGGTGCTAAAAGTATTTTATCACCGTTATTAGCTGTACATAGCGCATAAGCTGCATTCACACTGGCTAAAGCGTTATCCCAGCTATCCACACCAGTATTATCATCGGAGCCTGTGGCACTGTCAACTAGGATAACATTGTTATCTTCGTCTCCAATTGTACCGTCAACGATAGCATCAAATAGTGCATCTATCTGGTTTCTAGCACTCTGTATCTGTAACTCCTTGCTAGCAACTGAGCCCATAAATGCTAATAAATCAGAATATTTTGTTTGAATTGCATTATAATTCATAAACGTCACCTCCTATTTATACTATACAGTTATTATCCACTAACAATTCTCCCATCTGGGGAAATTGTGGACGCCGCGTTGCATATTCTACACATAGCACGTTTTAACAGTGTTTATACATACAGCTGATAAACACATTTCCCATATTGTGTATACCAGTGCGATATAATTTACCGTTAGCATGCTTGATATATACAAGTGTAGAAAAGATTCGAATATAAGCCAACTACAAATAATTTCCTTTTACCGCTATATACCTTAAAAGGAATAAATTAGGAAGTTACTCCTAAAAATACCTTATTTATAATATAAAAGGAAAATATTTTTCCTGAATATATCTATTCCTATATACCAGTATACTACTGTTTTATATAACTTTTTAATCAAAATTATTTAATTTTTCTTGAGGCTGTTTCTAGAAACGTTTGTTGGCAGAATATTTCTTCCCTTCACACTGGGAGTTCGTCCGGAGAAAATGAGCAAAAGTAATTTTCATAGAACACCACGTATGACAGTTGAAAAATGAGCCCGGTGGATAGTGGTATTCAGCGATCATAAGTTACCTTAAATTTCCTTATAAGGTAACTAATTTCCTTAACAGGTAATTCCCCCAGATGGAAAATGGGCATTAAAAAACCTGTCCGTAGACAGGCTTTTGTGTTATATGATTCACAAATTGTGTGTTATGGCTGGTTTATATTTGTAGACACTTTATATTTAATATCGAACTTAATATTTATGGATTTACCCTTTGTCTCATTGCCTGCACCAGGATGCATGTACATTTCAGCAAAATCACCATCTGTGTTGCCTTGGATACCGATGTATAGCTTATCGCCTGGTAGCAGTTCGACGCCTGTTAATAATGCGTTAACTGCCACTCCTATGTCATTGTAATTTTCTTCCACTACAGTGGAGGCGCTCCCAACTGGAGTTCCCATATCATCAGTTATCCAATATTGCAATTTGAGGTAAATATTGTCCTTTACAGCCTGATCAATTCCATCACATGTGAATACAAGGGTATCATATTCAACTGGTATAGTGCCAACATTTGTCTGCTCTGACATCCAATTAATCTTAGCACCCGGGTATAGACCACCAAATGTGTAAGTCAAATCTGTTTCTGTTAAATCGTAGCTTGCACTAAGATATGGGTTACCTTCAACACCAACTGCAGCATTAGTCCAGATTACTGACATGTCAGCTGTTTCACCAGTGAACTCTTTCTCTAGTACACTATCCCAGCCCGCTTGTGCTGCAACAAGTCCAAATACCATGATCACCAACACCATGAATAGAGCTATAAATTTCTTTGATTTAAATAATTTCATACATGTACCTACCTTTACATAAAATTTGAATTGCTTTTATATCAAATTGGGTCATAACCGGTATTAGCCCAATTTTAATATCTAGATTTGAGTTTAATCCACTCTCCATTGACAAAATCAATTAAACCAGATGTAACAGCTACTTTTCGTCCTGGTTTAATGGTCTACCACAGCAATGTGTGGTCAATCCCCTTTCGAATTCTCCGCAAACCTTGCATGTTGCAAGGGCGCATGCGTTACACTCTAAAGGTCTATCTGCACTACAAGTGCAATCCATAGGTGTGTGCACTGAGTATGGCAACCTACCGAACGCAATATTATCTACGAACATGGTCATAACTCTGTCGTAAAAGTCCCTAGCTGATGCACATTGCTTAGCTAAATCATGCACTTCATTATATGAGAACACTTGATTGAAAGTTATATGATGTCCTTCACTGGTGGTTAACATGAAAGGGGTATACTTAACACTAAAACGTGAAAGCACTTGGAAACAACTATTAGAAGTTAAAGTAATATAGTTTTCACTGGATTGCATACGTTCGTGATTATGAACTTCACTCATCTTGGCATCTCCTCATCTCAAATTTGTAATAATACGCCGTCTTAGCCGCTTGACTACCACTTGTGCCAACCAGATAGTATACACTGGCCTGTTTATCAATTCACCACTTCTATGTATGGCCTGAACTGACAGCTTTTAAGCAGGCCGGATTTGAACCGGCGCTCACGCATTAAAAAGCAGAAGCCGGATTTGAACCGGTTTGGCAGATTTTATCTACCTCCTGATGTGTAGGGGAGCCACACACCTCTGCTAAAAAATAGGTCTTCCACCTATCCACCGGGTTTGTATTACCGGACTATGGTGCAAACATTCAACCTCAGTGAGCGTTTGCACCAATATCAGTTTCCGCTCATTATATTATACACATGTAACACATATCCAATTCTAGTAGGTGCATTACACTGATAACACAACTTAATTATTTATTATCGTCATGTTTACCTATTTTCCTAGTGTCTCTTATGATAATACTGCTAAAAACAATCACATAAATACTAAAGATTGTGCTAAACACCCAAAGAAAATTAAGGAAGCCTCCATGTTCATTGAAATAGTTGAATGCAGCAAAAACTACTAAAGAAATTAGGTAGATATCGTCACGTCTCACGTTATCACCTCCTTTTACCAGAATTGTCCACACGATGGTAACCCTAAAACATATTGTCCTGAATAATCCAAGGCCATGTATTCTGGACATTCAAGACATAATTCTTCCATATAATCACCTCTACATGTATTATACACGTCTTCTACAGAAATGATTCTATCACATAAGTGCCTATTAGATGCATAATCATAATCTAACCATTTAAGGCGCAAAATTAGGAGGTACGATTCCAAATAGGATAATCGCCCTCCTAGGTATATATCATCTAAGCATTGTCAAATTAGATACATCGTTTTCTATATTCTCAACTTCTTTTTGAACTGTGCCAACTTCTCTATTGCAAAATCTGGTGCATCCCGTTTTGGCTCCATTTCGATAAAGTCTATAAATTTAAACCACTCAGGCTGTTCTACACTGATATTTTGGTCGTCCCATTTATCTTTAATTGTTCTATTAGCCATTTACATTTCCTCCAATGTTATCATAGTTATAGATTGGCTACCAGTTGAAATAGTTAGCCCCTTATGTTCTATCTTGCTTATTGACTCAGTATTAACAATCCTGAAACGTGAGTCTTTACTCACTACTACCTCATCTTCGTTAAAGTGTCTAGAAAAGTGTCTTACAGATGTACAATTTTTACTGACTGTCTTGAATAGCACAGGGACTTGTTGATCAAAGCTTTTTGATTTTTTACCTTGCATGACCTTAGAGGCGTAAGACGATGCAGTCAGCTGTGTGCTAGACCAACTGCTAGTACCTAACATATTTATTTCACCGCTCTCTTGTATCCCCAATAGTTGCTGTGGTGTAACCCTGATACCCCTAAAGATAGGGTCAGTAAATTTTGGTGCTGCCTTGATATAATTTTCTAATGTCTCAGCACGTTTAATGATATCGTCTTTTGACTTTTTACCCATCTGCGCTTTACGAATACGGTTATCATATCCATGAGTGAAGTCTCTAACATGGTTATAAGCAACTTCATGATCTATATCCCCTTTAAGGTTGTCTTTAGCCCAATCCTTAAATTGTGATAATGTCATATTGTCGATATTCATGTGTTTTGCAGTGTCAGTGTTATTTACCTGCCTTATAAGTAAGTCTTCATCAGCTGTTGCAGTATTAAATTCATCGGATTGTGTTTCTTCAACAGTAGGCAGTTCATCAGTAGCATCAACTGATGTCACAGTGGCATTCCCTGTCCTTAATATCTGATATTCCCAAGGCCTACACAATGGGCACTCCTCGGGATGTTCAGAAACTATGACTAAATCGTACTCCAACTCATTCATACGGTCTAGTGTACCAGCTAAGTTGGCTCTAACCAGACCTGTACGTGTGGCCATTTCGCTGTAAGCTTCCATAGACCAATTTCTACCTTTTTTATCTATAAAGCTGGTTATTCCTTGATCAGCAAACTTGTTCAAAGCCTGTTGTGTAGCTTGTAAGCGTGTCTGTATACCAGTAACCTCTGCATTAACAGCTTCTGAAATAACCCTTCTATAGATGTCATCAGAACGTCGCAAAATCTGTGGATGAGTGGATGTTAGCTTATCTGTAAGCTCTTCAGCCAGTGCCTTGACCTTACCTTCATCCACCTTACTGGAATCTGTATCAATCTTTTGCTGCAGGCTCCTAAGGTTGATATCTACCTGTGACGCTCCATTGACATAACCAGATTTTACAATTTTAGGAGTCTGTGTGTGCACCTGTAGATTCAAATCATCAATGACGTTCTGCATTTCCTTCTTGTATTTCTTGAATTGCTTTAACTTTTTCCTCTCCCAATCACTCAGAGAGAGGTTTTCAATATCAACGTTGTCAAAATCACCTGCAAGCTTATTTAAAATGATAAACTCAGCATCTGCATACAGTTTTGAAATGACCTTAGCTAGCTTCTTAGAGCTATCTGGTGTTATCAACATCAGTGTTTACCTCCTTATCTTAATGAATCTTTTTACCTTCCAGAATAAATGTGAGATTGTAGCACAAATGAGTGCTATCACTAGAGCAATCATATAACCTATAATATAAATCAAAATCATTATTAATTCCCCAATCTTCTTCACTGTTATCACACCCTCCCTCTTAAAACCTCATGCACATCACCTATTACATAGTGTTTAGGGTTTATACAATCGGGCGTCCCACAGCTATGGTACACTTTATGGAAACCTCTATCATCATAATGCCAATCATACTGATAATCATGAACTGACACTTGAAACCCACCACCATGCACATCCCCTAGAAACTTAACAGGATTAGCTTTTTTAAATATCCAGCAACCTGTGTCTGTATCAACCTCATAGTTGAATTGAGACGTCTGCCATCTGCTCCAAAACCTCTTATAATTGTTTTTTGCAACTTTATTTAGGTTGTGCCAGAACCAACCTGAGTGAATCAGTTCCTTAATAGTTAAGTCTAATTCATTCATGCCCAATTCTAAGCATTTCTTGTGGTGTATAAATATCTTAACGCAGTTAACGCATGAGAGTAACCCATGCGTCTTAACGTCTAATTCAGTTGCATATTTCACATTTTTAACATTCATCTTGATTCCCCCAGATGGCAGTCCAGTGATAATCGCTTAATTTTTTCAGTTGTACCTCGCATACACCTAACTGTATGTAATTGCCATTTTGATTGTTACGAAACACAGGGAAATACTCATCTTTGTACTTAATCCACCCAACGAATTTATTCATTATGCCACCCACAGTCAACTATCTCAATTATAAATAAACCATATTCATCCAATCCCACAAAATATGTGTTGTATATCATACCACTAATAATTGAATAATATGTGCCTTTCCTTGTAGGAGTGTTGCAGGCGCATATTATTTTTACCCTACCTGTTCTGATTTTTTCATTTAGCATTTCTAGTGTCAAAGGAGCTTCAATCTCTGATTTATCATCATTATTATGGTAATTTGCAGTATATTTAGATATACCCATATAAATACCCTCCTATTTTTATAACCGCTTAAACACGTTGCCATCTGGGGAAATTGCTCTCCACCGAATTGATTTTTAAAGATGGTATCCAAGTGTGTGCAAGATGAGGAAAGCAGTGCCCGCTATGATACCTATAACCATGAGTATCAGTGTTATCTCATCGTCTTTGTTCCAATCATCTCCATAATGCATGTTATCACCTCACTATTCCCGTAGCTTAGCTACTAATTTATTTTGACGAATGGCTATTTGCCACATATAATCCGTGATTTCGATATGTTTTTCAATTAGTAGCTTGATTGCCCAACCATTCTGTTGCAAAGCCTCATATATCATTGAACCAGTTGGTTTATCTATAAATTGTAGTGCCAATCCG